ATCTACGTCAACAACACATCAACATCTTCGGGCAGTCTTAACTTTACTGGCGAGTTGACACTCTGGACAAACGCTTATTATTCAGGGTCTTATTTTATTCTGAACACAGGTCAACGCGCCTTTGCCTACACAGCACCATCAGGCTTCAAGGCACTGGTCGATACAAACCTGCCCGCACCAGTAGTCGCCAAGCCTAATACCTTGATGGACGTTGCTCTATGGTCGGGCAACGGTGGCAGTCAAACCATTACATTGCCTGGTGCTTTTAGTCCTGATTTTGTTTGGATCAAACGGCGTAGTTCAGCATTTTCCAGCCTTTTGTACGACACCATTCGCGGTAACGGACCCAATACGGGTCTCATCAGTGATTCAACTACAGCAGAAGGCGGTGCCAGCGATAATGCTACCTACGGTTACCTGAGCGCGTTTAACTCTACCGGTTTTGTACTCACTGCTGGATCGACCAGTGATTACGTCAACACCAGTGGGCAGACATACGTCGGCTGGGCCTGGGACGCCGGGGCATCAACAGTCACCAACACAGCAGGCAGCATCACTAGTCAGGTGAGAGCAAATGCTAGTGCTGGGTTCTCTGTGGTCACTTACAGCGGCAATAGCTCTGCTGGATCCACTTTTGGACACGGACTTGGCGTGGCTCCACAGATGGTATTTATCAAGATCAGAAATGGCAGTGATAACTGGAGCTGCTACCACGCAAGCCTAGGCAACAATAAGCTTATCCAACTAAACAATACTAACGCTGCGTTCACTTCAAGTGATTTCAACAATACATCACCTACCTCCAGTGTGTTTTCCTTGGGTGGTGGTTTTGGCAATAATTCAAGCGGCTACAACTATGTTGCATATTGCTTCGCCCCAGTATCCGGGTACTCTTCTTTTGGCAGCTACACCGGCAATGGCAGCTCAGATGGCAGTTTTGTGTATACCGGGTTTAGGCCGAGGTGGGTAATGCTTAAGCAAAGCAGCGGCAGCGGGACTGGGTGGCAGATTCACGACACCAGCAGGAATACATATAACGTGATGAACAATAGACTTCAGCCAAACAATTCGGACGCAGAAAGCACATACACCACCTCCGACTTTCTTTCAAACGGATTTAAACTAAGAGATTCTGACGCGAGTTGGAATAGCAGCGGTGCCACATACATCTACGCAGCTTTTGCCGAATCACCGTTCCAATACGCCCGCGCCAGGTGAGTAGTGAACACGCCTAGACAGTTGCTCTACAGTACCCACAACGCTTTTTAACCATGTTCATCCTCGACGGCAAGCCACTAGCACCAGACGTGGCCTTCACCCATAAAGGCATCCAGTACCCCGCCAACTGGTTGCGACTGAGCAGCCAGCTGGACCGTGAGCGCGTTGGAATTACAGAGGTCCCCGATGCCCCCACCTGGGACCAGCGTTTCTACTGGGGCTACGACGAGCACGGTGACCTGATCCCCAAGGACCACGGTCAGCTGGTGGAGCAGTGGACCGCACAGACCCGCACCACGGCTGGCACGTTGCTGGTGCCCACTGACTGGCAGGTGATCCGCCAGTCGGACAATGGCGTGGAGATGTCCGCCAGCGTCAAAGAATTGCGTGAAGAGATCCGCCTTGCCGCAGGTGCCAAAAATGCAGCCATCACAGCCACCACTGATACCGCTGAGCTGGCCGCGTACATTACTGGTCCCACTTACCCAACTTGGCCACCTTATGCAGACCCTGTTCCTGCTGACACTGCTGGGGATTCTGTTTTTGATCGGGTGGAGCCTTCTCAATATGGCAGCTCTGACCGACTCATCGGCTGATGGCAGTTCGCAGCAAGACTGGCTCAGCAAGAATTGACCACCAAGCTGGCAAACCAAAGCTGACTAACCAAGGCCAAGGCAAACGGTCAAGGCCAAACCATGGCCGGAAGAAGCGTCGCGGCCAAGGAAAAAGCTAAAATTAAGGCACCTAATAGCCTGCCGTGTCAACCCCTGAACCACAACCAGGGTTTTGGCGCGGCGTCCGTCAGGAAGCTTTGGCTGGCATCGTTGTGCTTTCAGTCGGCAGCGCTGGCGCTGGCATCTTCTACCTGTGCTACACCGTCCCAACCAAGTTGGATGACGTGCTCAGCAACCAACAACTGATCCAGAAAAAGCTTGGTGACGTTGAAGACAAGGTTATGGATCATGATGTTCGCTTGATCAAGCTGGAATTGCGGCGCTAAGCTGGGCAAAACCACCTTTCCAGTCATGGAAGCTATCCTTGCCAATCCGATCTTTTGGATCGCTGTTGCAGCCGCATCTGAGATCATTGGCCTGAACCCCAAGTGGAAAGCTAACAGCATTGTGCAGCTTGTGTTTCAAGTCCTGCGCACACTGAAGCCAAAAAAGGGCTGATCTGGCAGTTTGATACGCGCTCTGATTTTGAACGGGCACAGCGGTACATCGAACGTAAGAAGTTTGAAACCACCTTGCCCGCCAAGATTGACGTTGCTGTAGCCGAGGCTGCGGCTGTCATTGACCGCGAGATCGAACGCCAGAAACCAAAACCGATCTACACCGAGCAGCCGGTCAACGACGAGCTGCAAACAGGCGACAGCCGCGACCTTGGCGGTGAGATGCGCATCCAATCACCCTGGACAATAAATGACTGGCATTAAGCTGCTTGACCTTTGCAAGTATTACAAAGGTTTGTCTTACCAGATGGCGGCCATCTCCGAACTGGAGGAGGCGATCAACAAAGCCAACCCCAACATCCTGGGCCGCGAGCAAGCGTGGTTCAAGACCTGGAGTCAGGCTGGTAAGCAGCAGGCAACCAACCCACTGCCTACGCCGTATCAGAGCCAGCGGGACAACTACCGCGACGCATGGAGGACATGCTTTAGCTCCAGTTGCGCCATGTTGCTGATGACGCTCAAGCCGGGTGTAATCCACTCGGACGACGAGTACATCAAAACGGTGTTCACCATCGGGGACACGACCAATTCGACGGTGCAGATCAAAGCGCTGCACCACTACGGCCTTGATGCACGGTTCAAGACCAACGGCAATCGTGCCTTAGTGCAGCAGCAGATTGATGCAGGTAAGCCGGTGCCTGCGGGTTTTTTGCATCACGGAAGCGCGTCCGCACCAAGCGGCGGTGGCCACTGGCTGTGCATTGTCGGGTACGACGCTACTGGCTACATCGTCCACGATCCATGGGGCGCCATGAACGTTGCAACTGGCGAGTACGGCAGCACCTTTGGCGCCAAGCAACACTACGCCTACAAAACGTTCGAGCCGCGTTGGATGGTCGATGGACCAAGCTCAGGATGGTGCATCATCGCTTAGGCTGCGGTGCGCTTAATTTTTATCTGTGCTGATTCCTGACCACGAGATCCGCCGCCTCTGCCAAATGCGGGAAATGGTGTCACCTTACGTCGAGGCACATCTCAACCCCGCATCACTGGATGTAACGCTTGGTGATCGGATCATGATCGAGGTGACCGGCACCCGTGAACTGGAGATCACCGGCATCCACAATTACAGCGAAGAGCAGCCGTACTGGATCAAGCCGGGTGAATTCTTCCTTGCTGAAACCAGGGAAATCTTCCACCTGCCGGATTACGTCGGTGCTCAGTTTGTACTGAAGTCAAGCCGTGCCCGTGATGGTTGGGACCACGCCGAAGCTGGCTGGTGTGATCCCGGTTGGTATGGGTCACGGCTGACCATGGAACTGAAGAACAGCAGGCGGTTAAATGCGCTGCCGATTTGGCCTGGGATGCGGATTGGGCAGATGAAATTCATCTTGGTATCCGGCACCCCAGAAAGCACATATGCCCAAACCGGCCGCTACAACTGCGATCTCGGCGTTACGGCGAGCAAAGGTTAGTTATCGGGCAACGCCTCCAGTGCTCGGCGGATAAGGTAAACATCAATGTCGTCATCTTTCAGTGCAGCAAGCGCCTGCTCCTTCAAGCTTGGCGGCTTGGGGCGGCGGGCGGCGCGGAGTTCAAAGTCTAGATAGCGAGCATCACGACCCACTATTTCATGAGTTACAGGTTCGCGAAACAACCACTCACAACACGCCTCCAGCTCCTGGTCGGCCCCCCATTGGGCGGCTTGAGTGGCGATGTAGACGGCAAACGGGCCACAAACGGCGCTCCCCTTTACGCGCCACTGCTCGACCAATTCAGGCGGTGGGGTTATTGGGTGTTGGTTGCTCACGCTGCCACCTGCGTCAGCCTACGAATCAGACCCGGCGCCTCTGCGGGGTCGTACAACTCAATCATTGAGTAGTTGTCAAAGCCGTTTTGCTCGGCAAAGACCGTGGCGGCAATGTGGGTCGTAAATGGACCCACTTGAATGGCATCGATCAAAAGTGCGTAGGTCATGGTTAGTCGATCCAGCTGCTGATTGCTTTGACCATGCAGAAGCCTGCCCATGCGCCTTTGTCTGAGATTAGGTCAGCAAGGCGTTGGAAGTCTTCTTCTTTGATCTTGTCCCAGCCAGTTTTGGGTGCGATGTAGCGGTTGATCAGATCCTCAGCGAGGCATTCGCAGCGGTAGTAGGTCATTGGATTGGATGGTAATGAAAAGGGCACCGAAGTGCCCCGTGGAGGTTAGGCGCCGAATGCAAGCAGCACGGTGAGGATGCCAACGATGGTCCAGAGGATCAGTTGGCGTTCCTTGAGGTCGTTGATCTGCTCGGCTTGGGTATCGATCACCTCGCAGGATGCGTCGATGATGTCGGCCTTGGTGGAAGCGTGTGTGATGTTCATTGGATTTGATTTGATTTTGAATCAGAGTGTTTTGTTTGCCCAGTCCAGCAGCTCATCCCTGATCCAGCAGCCGTTCTCGTGCCCCATTTCCTCCCAGGTCAAGTGGGGCGCATATTCGGGGGCTTCGGTGTCCCTGATTGTTTCCAACCACCCCCCACGACAGTGCAGCTCGGCGCGAACGGCCTTGATTGTGCGGTATTTCATTGGATTTGATTTGATTTGATTTGATTGCGGGAGTTGCCTCCCGTAGGAACAGAATACACCACAGACGGTGCGCCTGGCAATACTGTTGCATTTCTTCACGTTTGCCGCCGCCAGCTAGGTTGGTAGCAGCGGCAACTGCTCCGTGCAACCATACCTGTTCGAGATCGCCGCCAAGGTGGTGATTCGTTCGGACAGCGACCCGGAGGAGTTGCCAGCGGACATCTACGCACGGATCACCGAGTTCATTGGGAGCGAGGAAGATCTGCTTGCGCTTGAGATCGAAATGTTCCCCCTGCCAGATGCCAACAGTGGATCATCAGATCGATGGGACGACGTTGATACCGAGGAAGGAGGCGAAGCGGCGGTGGCGTGATGCGGTGTTATTACGAAGTGATTACTGTTGCGCCTACTGCAACGAGCAGCTCGGTCCCCGCAGCGCCACGCTTGACCACATCATCCCCAAGGTGCTGGGCGGCCTGACCGTACCAGAAAACCTTTGTGGCGCTTGCATCACCTGCAACGGCAGCAAGGGTCACCGCGACTGGCGCGAGTGGTTTCGTGCCCAGCCGTTCTACAACTTGACCCGCGAGGAATCAATCGATTCCTGGCTTACTCAGTAATACTGCACATAGATCTCGGCCTGCCATAGGTCGTTGGTGTATCGGCAAAGGGCACCGTTTTGGCCGCAAGCCCGATATACAGGTTCTTCGCCAAAACCGTGATCCAGCAGTTCAATCCAGCGGCCTTCGCCCCGGTCCATTCGATCCAGCACCTTCCTTTCCATCGTCGTACAACCCGCAGCGTGCGGCAAAGCGCCCCCCATTCTGCCGTGCTTCGGGGAATCCAAGGCTGCATTCGTTGCCGCGTGGTAACCAATGGATACAAGACCAGCATTTGGCTTTCCCATGAAATTCGGATTCAATTTCTTCGATTGGTTGGTTTTTGCGTAGTGCCAAATAGTGGTACTGCGCACGGATGTACGCCTCTCGCACGTCTGGCGTACAGAGGTCAAGAATTGTTTCAGCGCGGCCTGGCAAGCGAATCTTGGCCCGCCAGTTGTCGGACAACCGCAAGCGTTCAACAATTACCCTGCCGCTGTAGAGAACGATCATTCGCTTTCTCCATACGCTGGCTCGTGGTACAGCCGCTCCAGTTGCATCGACAGCGGTTCTGGCTCCTCAGCCAACTCTTGCATGATGGCATCAACCTGCTTGTCAGTTGCGTCTTGCACAACGTACATGTGGTTGAAACTGTGGTGCTTGACCGCAACAAAGCCAACCCGTGGGCTAGACAGCAGAAAACGCACAGCGCAGTTTTCGATCCAGTTCAGGAATGGTGCGCTCATGGCTCTAGGTTGGCGATAAGGCGATCAAGGTAAAAGCGTGCCTTCTTCAGTGATTCTGGCCCGCCTTTATGGCGCTCACGCCAGACATACTTGGCAATGTTCCCTTTCAGGTAGCCTCTGTACTCTTCTGGCGTCAGCTGCGCTGCAATTGCGTCGATGCACTCAATGGATCCATCGGTGTAATGCGGCGGATGGTTGACCAGATCAGTCATTGGTCTCCAGCTCCAGCCTGATAGCAGCCTGGAAATAACCGGCAATTTTCATCCGGGCAAATACTGGCCCGGCTTCTGCTGTGGTCTTGTCATCTACTCTTGCGTACTGATACCGAGCCTCCTCAAGGGCAGCCATGGTTTCAATGTTCAGAGTGTCCAGTTCTGCGTTGCTAAGGGTTTTGATGTCCTCAAGCAGGAAGTTACGACCAAGAAGATAGGACTTGAAAAACGGTTCATTCATGTTGATTGCCTAGGTGCTCCGCGTTTAGGTGAGTCTTCGAGTTCAGCCGCCATTTCAGCAGCAGCTCGGAGCAGTGTACTCAATGGAATGGGTTTCGATTTACGGCCAGTGGCAATGCGCAAGGCCATGCGATAGCCGTGCGATGCGTTGCCGTTACCGAAATCTTTGGCAGCAGCAACCTCCTCTTCGGTGACGCGGATTTGCACCGATAGATTGCGCCGACGCTTGGATACTGGTCCTACAGCCATTTGCCTAGTAAGTATTGACGGCAGACTTGAATTGCCTGCTGCGCGTGTTTTTCGATTAGTACGGACTTGGTTTCACCCATGGCAAGGCATACCGCGTCGTACAGTTCCTGGTAGTCAGTGTCTCGGAAGTTAACCGCAATGTCGGCAGCGTATTCCTGCCAAAGGCCGGTATAGGTGCCGCAGGTGCGGCCACTGCGCTCATACAGCGCTTCTATGGTGGCGTGGCGTTGGTTGTCGAGTTGAAACTGTTTCATTTGATGATGTCGTAAAGATTGCGGCATTCGTGCCAAGCTATCGAGTTTTCATGCAGTTGACTCATTCGAACGTGTATCAACGCTTTCAGATGCTCTCGTTCGTGCTCTCGACCGGCCTTAAAAAGCCCCGCGTCACTTACAAGTGCTTGCAAACGGCGTAGTGTGTCAATCATTTGGGTTCAATCACAGCATCGGGCCAGCGGTTTTGAGCGTAGGTGATAGCAGCCGCTTTGCTTTCGGCACGCATCGTCATGGTCATTGGCATGGCACCTGACTTGTACACGATCAAGGTGTAGAGCTTGGTGCGTGCTTTGGGTACGGGACGGCTGATGCCATCGCCGTAGCGGGCGTGATAATCTTCACGCCACAGCAGCAGCGCACCTTGGATGTCAGACATTGGGAAGTTTTATTTGATGGTGGTCAGTAGGTGTGAGCCATTCAATCTGGTTCCAGTAGGGCAGCCATTCTTCGGTGGCAATGGCTTTGGCTTCTAGCCAACTGGTGGCTTTGATGCACTCGTAGACGTTGGCGTTACGGATGCGGAAATAGTAGTTGCGTAAGGTCATGGCTTGAGCACCTGCTGGCAAACGGGTTCACCTTGAGCGGTATGCACGGTCTGTTCACGGCCACCGCTGACACCGGCGGCGTAGACCGCAAACATCAGGACGATGACAGCAAGACGGTTGACAAAAGGATTGTTGATCATTGGATTGGATTTGATTGGATGCAGGAGGCTTGCCCCTGTCCCGGTACTATACACCGCAGGCGGTGCGTATCAAGGGTAGTTTACAAATCTTTACCATCCGTCCAGTCCAGGTTATCCGCGCCCCACCGGATGCGGTTACAGGCAGCAAGTATTTCGCGCTGATGAGCCGCCTCTAGGTGCTCCGCCTTCAGCGTCAGGGGAGCGCGTAACACAGGTTTACCGCTCGGGCCGCCCCACCCCACCGCATAGGTCGGCACTTCAAGCTCAACCGTAAACCACCGCGTGTTGCAGTCACTGCATACCCGCTTGCGCACCACTTGGTCTGGTCGTTCGCTGTTGGTCACTGGCGTGCGGTGGTTCTTACTACCGCAATTCGGGCAATTCATTAGGCATTATGGGGATTGTTAGCCCCATGGAAGTGGAACAATTTGGACAGTGGATGATTCCAAGGGTTGCAACCGAGGATCAACTCAAGGTCGAGGTAATGGCTCGGCGTCTTGAGATCACCCAGAACGTCGGACCACTTGCAGCGTCGCTTTACCGCTCATGGAACCTTCAGCAAGCATTGCTCCAACAGGCAACCAACGAGATCGCACGACTGGAGCTGCTGTTAATCCGTGACAACTAGACCGCCTGCGTAATCGGTAAGCGGTCTGCGCCTCCGTCCTTCAACCTGACGATGCACGGACTCCTGGCGAATTGCCGCATCCTGTGCATCGGCAAGGTTATACATTGACGCCGGGTAAGCGCGAGAAAGCCCTTGGTACGTCAACTCACGAATGAGTGCCGAAGGGCGCAAACCCTTTTCCTCAGCAAGTGCGTCGAGTAACGCCGAGCGTGACGGGTCGAGTAAGACCTGGAAGTAGCGCTTCTGTCCGTGGATCATTGCAACGCTGTGGTTGTGCTACAGCGTAGCACGTCACCATGTAATTGAATCATCCGTATGCTTTCGCCAGGCACCGCTCTGCGCTTTTCTACTGGAACGGCGTTGCTGACTGCATCCGCTACGAACCTCACGTGCGAATTGCAAGAACTGCGCCGCACGTTGTAGGTCACCAACAGAGGCACGGCGTATTTCCGCAGCCAGCCAATCCATAACGATCTGCCGTCCAGTCCTTGGCACTAGGTCATTTCGCTGTATTCCAAGTCTTACCTGAATTTGCTTCAGCAAGTGGTGGGATGTCCCCAAGCCACTCCGCTTCCGCTGCTTCCATGACCTGGCTTAGCTGCGTTTTCCAGTGCTCTTCCTTACCTTCTCGCACGAGAAGTAGGCATTCGTCATGCACTACAGCCGCCAGCCGTACCTCGTCTTCCCCCGCCTCAAACAGGTGGGGCCACAACTGCCCAA